ATCAGTTGAAGCTCTCTTTGTGTCAGCTTCATGGTCCCAGTTCTTAACTAGGTTGAGGACAGTGTTGTTCAACATAAAGTTCTGACGTTGGAGTTCAGAACAAGCCTTGATCAAGACTTCACGCGGAGCATGTTCAGCAGCATCAGCAAATTGACGAAGCTTGAACTGTTGCTCCATCGTGAGTTCAAGATCTGGATAGGGAATCATGGTGTGTAAAGGATGGGTTTCTTATTCACAGAATCCCAATCAGATGCTTGGAGGATCCGACAAAGACGAAGGTTCCTCAAGGCATCAGCTTCTGTCTGCTGTGCTTGCTGATAAGCCTTGACTACAACAGGCCAGTAATTCTCATCTTTGACCTGTCTAAGGAGAGCCTCAGCTTTCTTGGGACCTACACCAGGACAGCCGCTATAGCCATCGGTTTGATCACCAGTCAGACATTGTTCAAAGAGGCGCTTTCGAGCTTCCTCTGGAGTTTGAACAAACTCTCTCTTAAGGTTGAAGATTCGACATGGGATTTGCTCTAAATCCTTGTCAGGACTAACCAAGACGAAACGATCTAGTGATCCATTGGTGGCCATGATTCCGCATACATCATCAGCTTCAAGACCTGGCTTCATCAGAGAAGGAAAGGTTTGAAGTCCCCAGTTTTTAAGGCGGAGATAACCACATGGTTTCCGTTTGGTGCGATTGCCCTTATAGGTAGGGTCAATGTCTTTCCTAAAGTTGGTGCGATCAGTGAAGGTAAGGATCAGATCGTTGGTGTGAAAACGATCACGGAGATTGGCCAGCTCACATTTGATAATTCGCTTGCCTTCTTTGAAGTTGCCAATGATCACTGACAGTTCTTCGTCATAATCATGCTCTTCTTCCACAGCAGTGGCAGCACGATAAAAGAAGTAGTCAGCGTCAATCAGCAGGGTCGGTTGTTTCACTTGCGCGAGTGGAATTGATGAGGTAATCAAGAGCTGACTTCATGATCTCAGGGTCATCATCGAATTTCCCAAAACCAAGATTGCAAGAGTCACACACATAGCCTCTGAACGTATCAGAGTGATGGCAGTGATCGAGTACCCAATTCTGGGTTGGACGGTGACAGGCCTGACAAAGCCCCGGAGGAGGGGCAGGATGGCGTCTACGAAGTCGATCACGAATTCCACGAAGAGCGTTACTACAGGCTTTGCAGGTATTCTTGCGACCAGCTTTTGATGTAGAAAAGAACGGGAAGTCCTCTAGTCGTTTTATTTCACCACACTTACGACAACGCTTAGTGTGTATCTGCCCATGAATGTCCGATTTTATATTCGGAATCCAGTTGGCATCTAAAAGCGAGAGCTGATTCAACGTCCTTCATTGCAGCAGTTACGAGGAAGGCCGCCTCTTCTGCTTGATCAGGATGGACTGATAGCTGCATTTCATCATGGACAAATGCAAGCGGCCAATAGTCGATAGAAGCTTCCTGCAGCAACTCGTTAGCACGAATTACCCAAAGCTTGCAGATAATTGCCCCTGCACTTTGCAGGAGATAATTGAGAGCAGCGTGTTCTTTACCCTGAAGACGAATAGGCCGTCCATCTAGGGCTTTGATCACGCCTGAAGCAGCACGACCAGAAACTGCCGTGGTGAGGTCTGCAAAGCCCTCTAGGCCGGACATGATCCGACTACGGATTTCCTTGCCCTTCTTGACAGCAGCTTCCTTGGAAGCGCCTGCCGTCAGACCCAGCTTGAGGTTTCCCCCACCGTAGATCAAACAGTAAGTAACTCCCTTACCAGACTTACGGTCAGTTCCGTAGATCTCAGCTAGGGCCGTGTGGATGTCTCCATCGACAACCTCTCGGCCAAATTTACCGCCATCGTACCGAGCAAGATAATGAGCGAGGCACCGAAGCTCCAAGCCAGAAGCATCAGCCCCAACTTGAAGCCGACCATCGCCTGGATGGAAGAGTTCTCTGTATTCATGTTCAGAGCTCACCTGAGCAAGGTTTGGTTTCATGTGGGCCATTCGACCCGTGTTGGTGTTCAGGACACAACTGTGGTGGATGCGCCCATCAGACTCCACACGTTTCAGCCAAGCGTTGGTGCCTTCGCTGATCTGACCTAGGTGCTTTTGTAGTTCCAAGATGCGAGCAAACTGCCTGGATTCAGGCGTGTCGATTTCCATCAACACCTTTTCATCGATCTTGGGAATCCCCGTAGCTGTCCGTTCCAGCGGCTCCCAGCCTCGGAAGTTCTGGAACGCCCAAGCAATGTGATGCCTGCTGGTGGGATTGAACTCACGGAGTCGTGAGAACTCAGCCCCAGTGACATAACCACGGGTCTTGTTGTCTCTTGCAGGAGTGAACCGTCCACCATCTACATAGTGAAAGGTGGATCGCATCTCGTCTGAGAGCTTGTCGAGTTCGTTCTGCAAGACACCGGTGAGAGCCTCTGCTTTCTTGATATAGAAGGGGAACCCCTCCCGCTCTTGCCAAGACATGATTCGAGCAATCTTGTGCTCAGTATCAATGGCCTTTGCATAGTCAATAAGCTTCGGTTCAAAGTGCCGGGCTAAAGCAACCGAGACTTCAACGTCTTGAGCGCAGTAGTCCAACATCTGTGGGTTGTACTGAGACCAATCACCGTTGAGTTGCTTACCGTACTGTGACTTCAAAACGCCAAGCCGATAGCCCCAAGATTCAAGTGAATGTCTGCCATACAACTGAGCAGGCATGTTGGGTGGTTTGTTCTGGAAATCTCTATCGAGCATGTCCATGAAGAACAAGCGCGAAAGGATCAATGTGTCGTAGACCTTGCACTCTGGCTGAAACCAGGCATAGCACTGTTTGATCGCTTCAAAGTCATAGCTGACAATGTTGTGACCCCAGAGCTCATCTGCCTCCAGCAGGATGTTAATGCCCGTTGTCAGAGTTTCATTGGAACCCGAATCGTCATACTTGAGAACCTCGCCGGTATCAAGATTGTGAGTAACCAAACAGTGGATGACAGAAAGATCGCGTAGCAATCCATCTGTTTCAACATCAAAGACTAACCTCATGCTGCAGCAATCGAAATGAGTGCTTTCTCCCACCACTCAGCCGACAGCCAGCGAGCGCCAACCTTACGGCTCACTTCTCGATCATTGTCCATGATCAAAACCGTGGGGTAGAGATTCAACTCAAATGCAGCAACCAATGCAGGGTGGTCTTCTTTCTGCATGGTGACTACAAACTTCTCCAACTCAGGATGCTTTTTGAGAACACTCGTCAGAGCGTCTTGAGCAAACTTGCAGGGGCTGCACTCGTGCTTCTTAAAGAACACAAGCTTTGTGGGCTTAGAAGTCGTCATAGTCAGTGGGTGCGGAGGTGGGTGTAGAGCTTGCGATTTCCTGCAGTCGGCCAGTCTTCTTGTCATAGACAAGGGTGCCAGCAGGTCCTGTTTGACCGTTGAAGCGGTTCTTCAACACAGTCAGTACGCTGAAATTATCGCCAGCTGAAATGTTGCGGGACAGGGAAATAACGAGGTCGCTCAGTTGAGCTATGGAGTGTGATCCTCTGAGGTGTGATAGCGAGACAGAAGCACCATCTTCATGGCCTTTGTCATTGCTCACTCTCCTCAAATGGGAGATCAAGATCATGCCGATCTTGGTTTCCTCCACAAAGGATCGCAGCTTTGTCATCGTCAAATCCAGCATTCGTCGCTCGTCATTGTCGGCATTGCCGGAGAGCAAAATCGACAGGTGATCAAGCACAATCCAAGACACGCCCTTGGCTTTCACCATGTAGCGAATGTCGTTGAGGATTACTTCTGGGTCAACAGAACCAAAGCCATCACGCAAGAACACGTGACCAGAGCCCACAGAAGATGAAAATGCGGTTCGGAGTTCATCGGTGTCTATCTGATTTGAAAGATGTAGAGGTTTATTGGCTTTAACAGTCATCAGTCGTAAAGCTGTTCGCTTCACTGATTCCTCCAAAGCGATGTAGCCAACGGAATGACCTTGATCGACAAGAGCCATTGCTAGCTCTCCACAAACGGTGCTTTTGCCCGAGCCTGAGCCAGCGGTGATGGTCACCAGCTCCCCTAAGCGCAAGCCTGAGGTGATCTCGTTTAACGCCAAGAATGGATAGTCAGCATCTTTGCCATGCAAGGGTGCCGACACCAGATCGAATAAGTCTCGACCATCAATGATGGTTTGAGGCAGATAAGATCGCTTGTTCCAAACCGCTTGACGAATAGCATCAGCATCACTGGCTTGCAACGCCTCAGAAGCATCTTTGTAGCTACCAAGAGCAGCTATAAAAACACGATCATGAGGGAACAATGC